ACCTTGAGTCTGCGCGGGGCTTGCTGGAGCAACAGTGGCATTGAGGTAGGGCTGATATGGAGTCTGCGCAAGTTGCGCACCTGTATCGTATACCTGAAGCAGCCGCTGTTTGATCTCAGGATCAAACTGCTGCTGCATTGATTGCGTGTTCTTACCTGCCATTTTATCTAATCCTAAAATTGCCTGTTGGTGCAGCAAAACCGCCAGTGTTTCCTGCGTATAAGCTCCGTAAATCGTCGATCTGAGCCTGTAAGTCAGATGGGTCGAATTGTGCCGCTTCTGGTAAATCTGCAGCCGTTAGAAACTGCGATGTGTCGACAGTCGGCGCATCATTTAGCAGCCCGACTTGCGTTTGCAGATTGGATATTTCTTGCTGCAATCCAGAGGGGTCAAATTGCTGGTACGTCGGCAAATCAGCTGCCGTTAAGAACTGCGATGTGTCGTAAGTAGGCAGATCCGCAGCTGTTAAAAATTGCGATGTATCCATTGGTTGAGCCATTGCCAACTCGTCAATTTGAGTCTGCAATTGCGTAGGGTCGAATTGCTGAAACGTCTGCTCTGGAATCTGCAGGTTCGTTATACGATCCTCTAAATCCAACATTTGATTTTTGAGTATCGCGTCGTCGTACTGAATTGTTGGCGCAATATCGTCAGCAGTTAAAAACGTCTCCTGCATCGCCCTAAGATCTGCGAGCTGATCCAAGATATTTGAGTCGTCATACATGATCGTAGACCCGTCGATCACTGGGTCGTAAGGCGTATATGTGTCGTAGGCGTCTGTGTAAGTGTCGGCAGTATTCCCGCCCCCAGTATTTCCACCTCCGGTATTTCCACCCTCAGAAGTTCCACCCGATACGACATCGTTCATAGCTTCGTTTACATCAGCAGCGGAAGCGCCCCCAGTATTCAAGATGCCTTGAAGCTGACCGAGAATTTCTGCGTAAATTTCGGGATCGCTGTAATCGGTGCGCGTGTCAACGACATCAGTTGCAGCTGCTACTGGAAGGCTAGAACTGACATAAGCTCGGTTATCCCCAGGCAAGGTAAACTGATCGAAGTAACCTGCGTCGGGCTGGCCTATAGTGGTCACGCCACCATAAAAATCAGAGATGTTTTGAGGGGTGGTGTTGCGCACTGGCGCAGCACCGCCGATCCCGCCTAGCAAAACAGGGCTAAGAGAGCCGGGGCTACCGTCACCGGGAGTAGATGGGATATTAAATGCAGGGGGAACGTACCCAGGCAAAAAAGGATTATTGTTCTGAGCCATCAAGATCTTTCCCTAAAGTCGTGTGTATTTTTTTGTAACCCATAGAAACAAGAGATCTTTCCCAACCAGATCGTCCAGACAGCGTTATGGCGTCACACTCCAATGCCTTTGCGAAAAACTGCAAGCTAGGTTCCATCTCCTTTAGCTCAAACAGATCGCCTGCCGCTAAAAAGACATGGAGGACGCGCTTGCGAGGAAAATCAGCAACCTCAGTTACGATGCAGCTATTTTCCCCACGCCAAAACATCATTTGTTCAAGCTCAACAGCTTGAACAATGTCCTCGTAGATGTGAGTGCCGCCGCAATACTGCAAAGCCGACTCAATCAGCGACTGATAGGGGGCTAACACATCTGCAGCCGTTTGTTGCTCTACTGCATTCATATTGAGCTCGCGCTTACTGTGCCGCTGTTATCAACGGTGATCGAATAACGAGTGCCGTTGGGTGATTTCAAAATTAGCCGCGCAGCGCCAACCTCTACATCTTGATTCTTTTTATGATTCAAATTGTCAGCCTGCTCGATGAGCAGGTTTCGCTGCTGCTCAACCTGCGCATCGTAAGCCTGTTCTGGACTTGGCAACCGAATACTCATCGACGCGCCCCTGCAGCAACATCCAGACGCATATCACCAACACGCCAGCTGGTGTTTGTGGCTCCAGTCACACGCATATTTACCTGCCGCCCTGTAAATCTGACCGACGTAGGCGTAGCAGAGAGCGTATATGGCCCGTGAGTTGATTGGTCGGCAGTAGGGTAGTTGCGCGTCTTGAAAGTGGCTGTAACAGCCCCCTTGGCGCTCTCATCTGAGATTAAGCTACGGGCGACAACCATCCGGTCTCCGTTACCAAGCTGTATCGGGCCTGTTTCAGCAAAAACCTCTGAGTCGGTGTCGTACATGTAACCGACTTCGTGCTCGTATATGTAACCGTCGCTCGTTACATAGTTTGGGTAAACAAACGTACCGACATCAAAGCCAGCTGTGCGGGCGAGGGTGCCAACCTGCCAATGCCCTTCAACATAGTTGTAGGACACATAGGAGTCGTTTTCGTTACTGCCCGCAGATGGGTAAAACCAAACGACTTCTGAAAACTGAGAATTTAAGACACCAAAAACTTTGCTGCGCTGACTGCTGTTTAGGTTTTCAAATATAAAATCGCCTACCGCACTGCGTATAGGCTTCACAGTACCGTCGTATCTAAAGAAGCCGTTATTACCCATCCAGAAAGCCGACTGGTCAGCCACTACACAAGACCCAGCACTAATAGCGCCACATCCCGTACCGACTTGGCTAAAACCATAAACGAAGGGGGGGCCCTGATACCGAGCAACGTGTGCGTCTATATCGGTCAAAAGCAACGTCTCGCCGCGCATTCTGCGACCAGCGATTAGATTGCCGTTTGTGGCGAGCGTGAACGAGCCAGCTTGGTTGGTTGATGCAGGAGTCCACGTATTCGTGTCCTCCTGATCGCTAAAGGCTACTTTATTACCGACACCACCAGCGCCCAGAGCAAAAACGAATCTCTCAGGCGTTACAACGATTGCTGTAGTAGAAGTAGGGGCGTTACTTAGTAATGCAGCTGCAGAAGATGTGTTATTGGCCCATTGATAGATCTTACCGTCACTCGTAGCGCAACCGATCAGGTACTCACCAAAAGTATCCAAAGACCAAGTTGTTGCAGGTGTGTACGTACCTCGATCTGGACGAGGTGTGTTCCACGTATAACTGTTCCACGTAGAGCCACCGTAACCAAGGTTCTGAACAGCATCAGCACTACCAGCCGTAAATCCTGCGGGTGTGATGTCGGTAACCGTGGAGTCGGTAGCAACGAAGTACAGATTTGTGTGTGTGCCTGCAGCCGTGCGTCTGCTGCCACTGTTGTCTAACCACGCAATCATCGCACGACATGCGCCAGTCAAGGCGCTAGTCGTGCGAGCTCGCCAGCCGCCTATGGGCTGCATGGCTCCCTCGTACCATCGAATCAGATTGGCATCAGACCAAGCATTCGCTTGTTGCAACTCTGTGCCGTTCTTAACGACGCCTGCTGGCACTTTGATATTAAGCAGAGGCATATTCACCAGTCTCAATCATTTCGCAAATCTCTTCTGCGCGATAACCGACTTGTTGCGACCAGCGTGAGTCCAAAAACTCTGCTGCGCTCATTATGTAGTCGTCGCTTTCTAAGTAACCGATTGCTTTTTTGAATTGTCTGAACCGAGTTGCACCAAGGTTAAAGAACAAGTCGATGATGGCGTCCTGCCGAACAGCGTCTAATCGCTTAAACCATGTGTACTCATTGTTTAGCTCATCACGACATCTTTTGATGTCGTTCTGGAGCAAGTAATCAATTTCGTCATCGCTCAGCCCAAGACCGCCATCTCTGTCTATATTGCGACCACAGCCCACAGTCACCTTCGACTGGCTGCACTCATACGCGAAGTGCTCTACGCCTTCGTGTCTTTTCAACATGTCGATCAGTTGCTGGCTCATTTCTTTCTCAGGCTCATCAATCTGTCTACGCCACGAATGCCAAAGCTGCTTGAGATAGCGATAAAGAGCAGATATTGGTAATACTCTGGCAAGTTTGATAACGCGCTAAATCCTTGTTCGACTCTTTCAATTACGCTCGCATCGTTAACAGCAATTGCGTAACCGACCATAAAAATCGGCACGCTCAACACTAGCGTCCAAAACTCATCTTTCAGGCTGTTGCTTGACGCATCAGCCATTTTGCTTTCCCACTCAGCGCCGCTCTTAATCTGTTCGAGCTTAGCCGCTTGCTTCGCCTTACCGATCTCTTGACGATTCTTTATTACGCCACCAACAAGGTCGGTTACAGGGCCGAGGAGGGTGCCGAGCAAAGCCATCAGTCTTCGGTCTCTGTTTCAGGATCACGAAATAAGATCGTAGCCCCAGCCTCGCTGCGCCTTATCGTTCTAGGTCTGCAGTGGCACTCGTAAAACCTGTTCTGCCCCTGCACGCAAACGCCGTTTAGCTTGTACACGCTCTGGCAATTCAGACTGACCGCGTAATCCAAGCATCCGGTTAAAGTCTGAAACGCCTCGTTAGCAATCGGCTTCTCCAGATTCCCCTTCTCTGCACAGACCATCATA